CGACATTCGGATGCGTGCTCGTGGGGTGGAGCGCTGCCAACCGCGTACCCGTAGTACCGCGTTCTTGCGTTTGCAATGAGATCGTGGGCCTGCGAGGAAGGTTCCTAATGGTGACACCCATCCCTGAGGATGGTGTGTGGAAGACTGCCCTTTCGAATTTTATTAGCAGGGGGCACCTGACGGAGCCGGCTGGGGTGCCGACTAAAGTCGAGGCCGTCGAGTATGCCGAGTGGGAACGCCACTATGAGCACCGACGCCGAGTCATCCTAGAACGCGGGCGGGACGATCAAGTGGCATTGCGACGCGCTGTGTCGCACGTCAGGTCAGTCATAGTTAAACAGGAACTGCTACTCAAGTGGTTCCCGTTTGTGCCGCCAGATTTCAAACCGCGCATTGTTCTGGCAAGTGAAACCACCTACCAGCGTGAAACGGGCCCATGGTGCTACGCAATGTCGCACCATCTCGCACTTATGTGGGCCCCTTTCGATGAGGTAGGTGCGCCGAATCACTTGGTGTACGCTGCGGGTATGAATCTGGAGGATCTGTCGAGGTGGTATTACTATGTGCTCTTGACTCTTAGGGACTTCGTAATATTCAGCCTCGACGAGTCCGTTTGGGACGGCTCATTGGTGCCAGAGGCGTTGGGCGTTGAAATGATGGTGTACAGCCGTAAAGGCTGCCCAAAAGACGTGTTGAAGTTGCTGGTGGAGCAACAACGCCTACAAGGCTTGAGTCGTCATGGTGTGAGCTTCGAGCGCAAAGGGGGGCGCGCGACAGGCGTCAACAACACTAGCTGTGGGAATACGCTGCTGGATGCGATAGCAGTGGTTAACTGGCTAGGTGAGGCGAATGTGCCTGTCGATGAGTGTTACACCATTGTCATGGGGGATGACGTTGTGGTGGTTGCGGCAGCCAAGCATGAACAGTCGCTGCTGGACGCCCGCAACGTGTTCAAGCGTATGGGGCTAATGAACAAGTGTCATGTGGGGCATGATGCATATGATGTGGAATTTTGCTCCAAAGTGCCTTACCCAGTGGGTGACGGGGTTGGCATAATGTTCGGCCCCAAAATAGGCCGCATCTTTGCTAAGAGCGGTTATTGCCACCATGACTATAACCCAAAGGACCAAAGGCGATGGTTACGCGGGGTTGCCGAGGGCTTGGATAGGGATG